AAAACAGGCTTGCAGTTGCTAATCTTGGCTCGGATATTGCAAGAGAAGCTTGTGCTACTCGTACAAATGATACACAGAATACACAGGCTATTCTTAACACCATCAACGGTGGTATCCAGTCTATCAAGGACCAGTTATGCCAGGACAAGATTGATGCAAAGAACGATGAAATCGCTAACCTTCGTCAGCAGGTAGCTATGAAAGATTTAGCCGCTTCACAGACAGCTCAGAACGCATTCATAGCGAATGGATTTGCTAATGAGGTTGACCAGTTATATAACAGACTCAACTCCTGTCCGGTACCCACAACACCTGTTTACGGTAGGACCCCTATATTCACATGCAATCAGAATGCCGGATGTGGTTGTGGATGCGGAAACGGTAGTTTCTGATAGGAGGTGATTCTATGGCAGAGTTTACTAAAAATGAAGTTCAGACAGTGTTACCTAATCAGCCTGTCACTTTAAATACTTCAATCGGATGTCCGAAAGGCTATGTATATCACAGAAACGGTAGTGGTATTGTAACTTTGCGTGGAATCACAAATAATTGCTTTGCAAGATATCAAGTGACATTTAATGGGAATATTGCAGTGCCTTCAACCGGCACTGCTGGACCCATTAGCGTAGCACTTGCACTTGATGGTGAACCTATTTTAACAAGCAGAGCGATTGTGACTCCAGCCGCGGTAGCAACTGAACCGCCTACACAGGAAAATTTCTTTAATGTTACATCTACTGCTATAATCAATGTACCAAAAGGATGCTGTTTCAATGTAAGTGTTGAAAATACGTCTGAAGGAGCTACACCTGCCGATGTTGCGCCAGCTATATTAGTACAGAATGCTAATATGACTGTTTCACGTATAGCATAGAAAGGAGGATATTATGGGACATAAATTACAAATGTATGAAAACCTCCGTGATATGCTTGAGCGTGAGGTTGGTGAGATTGAGAGAAGGCATGAATTAAATAAAGATAGTCTTGATAATCTTTACAAACTTTCAATGTCTTTAAAGGTAGTTAACAAATGTATTGACCGTCAGGAAATGGAAGAGCAGGAAAAGAAAGGTGGTATGAGTATGGACGGGCAGAGTAGAAACAGTTACGGTCCTAATTCTTACAACATGCCTCGCTATTCCATGGAAGGTCAGAGTAATGAAGGTAATTCAAACATAAGGCCTTGGATGGGGAATACATACGATGGACAGTCAAATGCTATGTATCGTGATGGTCGTTCTTATGACGGACAGTCAAATGCCCGTAGAGGCAGAGACGGAGATGGTGACGGCAGATACAATGAAAGCCGTGATAATTTTCGTAATAGTCAGGATAGAGGATGGTCAAACGCAGAAGGCAATTCCTACGAATATAGCAGGGATGCGTCCAGACAGAAAATGGTAAAGAAACTTGAAACACTCATGGACGATACAATGAGCGAAAAAGAAAGAAATGCAATTAAAGACTGTATCATGAAAATTGATAATAAATAATTGTATTTCGTATTAACCATAGGCACTTCAGAAATGGAGTGCCTTTTTTTTAAGGAGGAAAAAATATGAATATTGATGATATAAATAAAGAGATAGCAAGGTTAGTACAGGATAATTCATATGAAGCATGTCAAAAGCTTGCTTCTTTATACATAGTAAAAGACCATCTACGTCCCAGCACACAGGACGAAACAGAAAAGCAGTTAATGGACATTTTACCTTCATATAACAAGTATGTCTGCACCAAACGGAACTATCAACTTGGAAATGCTGGCGAGCAAGCAATAGAGATTTCCTTGAAGAATTTATGCCAAGAAGTGTTTGAGTTTGTTGTTTCCTTATATTCAGGTACAAGCACTCCTGAAGAGCGTCGTTACTTACAAGAACTTTCGGACAAAATAAAAAATTTTATCAAAATTTGAAAAAAAATGCTTGACAAATAGAAAAACGTGTTATATAATGTTTTTGTGATTGAGAGAGAGCGAGTTCAGAAAGCGAGGCAGTGAGTATGAGTAAAGAACAAGAAATATACAAGAACATGAAGAAAAAAGGACGTATTTATAAAGCGTATGGCAAGTGGGGTATTGATTATGCATCGTTGTATTGTTCAATCAAAGAAGCTGGTTATGATAGCGATGCAGTCATCTGGCGGATAATCAATGGAATGATGAATAAAGGATACATCAGATTGAGCAAGAACAGAGTTAATCGTGGTTTGAAGTACGTCGTTGAAAAATGGGTAAACTAATAGCACTTGAAAGGAGAAAAGCTTATGATGAACTACATGAAGTACAGGGCACATTACATTATCACTTCAGAAAGAGCAGACAGACGCAACGATGAGTACCGCAATGATTTGTATTCCAACAGAATACTTAATGTTGGCGACACTATCTATCTTGATGGATTAGCTTGGACAGTCGATGAGATTGTTTCTGATGCAGACAGGGAGGTGTGATATGATGCTTGAGTATATTTATTACAATGTAAACCCGAAGAATCGAAAGACAGGAGATTGCAGTACAAGAGCTTTAGTGGGAACACTTGGAATCAGCTATGACGAAGCACTTCAGCGACAGTTCAAGTGGGCATCAAAAACTTATTACGATGCAACAAGCAAGCAGGTCATGGAGAAAGTCTTGAGTGAGTTCGGATATGTCAAGATGAAACAGCCACGTAAAGATGACGGCACAAAGTATTGTGTTGGCGAGATGAATCAGCTTCTTACAGAGAAGCAGTTACAAGAGGGAGTTTTAGTCACGGTTGCTAATCATCACACATGTATCACCGAGGGTTATGTTCAAGATATATGGGATTGCCGACTGATGTGTGTTGGGAACTATTATGTGAAGCCTTGAAAGGAGAATAAGGTTATGTATAGATGCAATGATTGTGGATGTGAGTTTTGCCAGCCGAAAGCAGTAGAAGAGAGCAGAGGAGAGTTTTGGGGTATTCCTTGCAGTGAGACAATGTATTATTGTCCGAATTGTGAGAGTGATGACTTCGATGAGACAGATGAAGATGAGCCAGTCGGATTGTTTGAAGATTCAAGAGCCGATGATTATTACGATGAGCTGATGTCACAGATGGTTTTGAACGAGCATGAAAATATTTGAAAAATTTTTCAAAAAAATGCTTGACAAATGAATAAACGTGTTATATAATGTTCTTGCAAGATGAGTTTGAGCTTGCAAGAATCTCGAAAACATCAAGGAGGTAGCAAGATGATAAAGATTGACATCAGAAAGAGAATAAATGTTGGTGCTGATGACAACAGCTTGTTCATTTCTTTCCCGTATAACGCAAAGATTGTTGATGCAGTGAGAAGTTTTCCCATGAAGTTTTGGGACGCAAAGAACAAGGAGTGGGAACTTCCGTTCAGCAAGCTTAGTGAGTTTGTCAACAAAGTCAATACAGAAGAGATTGAGATAAACGCTTCAGAGTATATATCGCTTGAGAAGAGAGAAGCAAAGATGCCTAAGGGATTCAGCTTCAAGACAAAACCCTTTGAGCATCAGATAGATGGCTTCAATTACGGACTTCAGCATGACAGATGGTTGCTTGCAGATGAGCAAGGACTTGGCAAGACGAAGCAGGTCATTGATATCTGTGTTGCCAAGAAGCTTCAGTACGGAGTTAAGCATTGCTTGATTATCTGTGGAGTTAACGGATTGAAGTACAACTGGCTGAATGAAATCAAGATACACAGCAACGAGACAGGATACATTTTAGGGACCCGCGGAAACAAGATAGGAAGCAACAAAGATAAGCTTGCTGATTTAACGCACGGAAATGCGTCAAATTCGTACTTTTGGATAACGAATATAGAAAGTATCAGGGATGAAGAAATAAACGCTAAAATCAAGAATCTGTGCGTTACAGGGGATATCGGAGTGATTGCAGTCGATGAGATTCATAAATGTAAGAATCCACAGAGTCAACAGGGTAAAGCATTGCTTCAGCTTCAGTCAAAATGTAGAATAGCGATGACAGGAACACCCGTCATGAATCAGCCACTTGACTTATATGTGATACTGAAGTGGCTTGGCTATGAGAGTCACGCCTTTTACAGTTTCAGAAAGCATTATTGTGAAATGGGTGGCTACGGTGGATATGAGATAGTCGGGTACAAGAATCTTGATGAACTTACAGCAAGACTTGATGAAATCATGCTGAGAAGATTAAAGAAGGACGTGCTTGACCTTCCCGATAAGCTTTACATCAATGAATATGTAGAGCTTACACCCAAGCAGTTACAGATTTACAAAGAAGTTACAGCAGACATTCAGGCGAACATCGACCAGATAAAGAAAGCAAGCAATCCGCTTGCCGAGTTGATTCGTATGAGACAGGCGACAGGCTACACCGGGATTCTTTCAAGCAGTATCAAAGAAAGTGCAAAGCTTGACAGAATGGAAGAACTTGTAGATGAAGCAGTCGAGAACGGAAAGAAAGTAGTTATCTTCAGTAATTGGACACAGATGACAACACCGGTTGCAGAAAGACTTTCGAGATACAATCCAGCAATCATCACTGGCGAGATAAACGCTGAAGCAAGACAGAAAGCAGTCAATGATTTTCAGAACAATGAGAGATGTAAAGTTATCATTGGTACTACAGGAGCTATGGGAACTGGCTTGACACTTACAGCGGGAACAGTCGAGATATTCCTTGATGAGCCTTGGAACAGAGCTAACAAAGAGCAGGCAGAAGATAGATGCCACAGAGTTGGAACCAAAGAGAACGTAACGATTTACACCTTACTTGCAAAAGGAACTATTGATGAGAGAATCAACGAGCTTGTTTACAAGAAAGGCGCCATGGCAGATATGCTTGTTGATGGAAAGATAACAGCTAACAAAGAGGAAATTCTTGATTTCCTTCTTTCCTAAAAAAGCTGTTGACAATATACGCCGAATGTGTTATCTTATGTTTAAGAGTAATGTTTACAGAAAGGAGGATTGATGTATGAAGGAGCGAATGATTAAAGTTGAAGAGCTGGCTTTGGCTGTTGGCGTATCAGTCAAAACAATCAACAACTGGTATGCGTTTAAACAAGCTGAGCCCGACCATGAACTTGCAAAGCTACTACCGAACTTTCAGCAAGAGCATCCAAGAGGGACACGAACTTGGAAAATCAGCGATATATGGCGGGTAAGGGATTTTCAGTCCAAAATCAAAGTTGGCAGAAACGGAGCTATGGGTGTGGTTACCCAGAAATATGTTAAAAAAGGAGAATGAGCATGAGTACACAGAAGTTGGATGAATTGATTCCGCAGTTTGCGGAACACAAAGAGCAGGAAGGTCAGTTAAAAAAGCTTTGCGACACGGAGAATCTTGCGATTAAAGAGCTTATGGCACAGGCGAAGCTGTCGAAGTATGAAGCCGGTGGATATCAGGTGAACTACATTGAGTCCAATCGTGAGAAGATGAACGAGGAGAAACTGCTTGAGCTGTTGAAGAAACGCTTTACAAAGAAGCAGTTAAAAGAGCTGAAGGTCATCAAGACAGTGGAGCAGATTGATGAGAATGCACTTGAGAATGCAATCTATAACAATCTTGTCGGAGCTGAGTTTGTCAGCGAAATGGCAACATGCAAAGAGACAGCAGTTGTCACAAGCATTCGTCTTACAAAGAAAAAGGAGAAATGAGTATGCCGATAAAAACAAGTGTAAAGATAAAAGTCAAGAAGGCAAAGCCTTATGAATCGAAAGCAAAAATCACAACGATAGCGGCTACAAGCAGGGCATCAGTCAAGATAAAGGATAACTACTTTACAGTAGAATATCATGAAGAGCGGGTTATCCCGGATACCGAAGGCGTGAACATCGAGCAGGAAAGACAGCTTTTATGGGATACCGTCAATGCTGAGTGTGATACTCAGATTGAAGATGTTTCAAAAACTTTCAAAAAGTAGTTGACAATCGTCAGCTATAGTGTTATACTATTATTATACAAACAGGTCAAGTAGTGCTTCTCCCCAGTAACACTGCTGAGATATGAGACCTCATATGGAGAAAACTACTTGACCTAAAAGGTACAAGTTTGAGCATATTGTCTGCTGGGGAGCAGTTGCTTGAATTTGTACTTTTTATTTTTCATAA